TGGTTGGCGACCCTAACCGCACCAAAACCTATGATGAGGATTACATCGAGGTAGAAGCCAACGATGGTGGTTTTAAACGTGGCGAGACGTACACGATTAGCTTTAGCCAGACTTGTGAGCTACTCCAAAAAGTGGCTATCACGCTTACTCAGACTAATAATAAAGGCATTAAATTAACGCTGAAACCAACCAAGGCTAAAATGGATGCGCAGACGTTTGAGGTCACTAAGGATAAAGAGGTCATCAGTGTCTATCCTTTAAGCTACACGGCTGTTTTAACAGGCGACTGGTATAAATCTAAGCAAGTAGATTTAAATGCGTCAGAGATGCAAAATTTAGCGCTTGAGATGAGTTATAGAGAGGTGGTTGATGGCAACAACACTGATTTAGTTTTAGAGTGGGCGGAAAACCCCGATATTATTTTTGACGGAAATGGAGGTATTTAATGTCAAAAGAAGTTGCATCAGCAAGGATACAGCATAGAGGCATGTCCACGCAAGAGTGGGAATCAAGTTCTGACGTTTTAATGGAGCGAGAAATTGGAATTGACACGACTACGGGTTACCCAAAAGTTGGTGATGGCAAAAATAAGTTCAAGAACTTAAAAGACTTGCGTGGTCCTATGGGACCTCAAGGTCCTACAGGAGAAAGAGGCCCAATTGGTCCAACGGGTCCGATTGGCAAGACTGGAGAGACAGGTCCTCAAGGTCCACCTGGCCCCGCTGGAGCAACAGGTCCTAAAGGGGACACTGGCGCTAAGGTTGTTAGCGGAACAGTTGATAGTGGAGTATTAACACTTAGATTAGACGACCAATCACAAGTTACTGTCGAGGGAGACTTTAGAGGTCCTAGAGGTGACAAAGGGGAAACGGGTCCTGCTGGTCCTAAAGGTGCTGACGGTAAAATGACCTTTGAGCAACTCACTAAAGAGCAACGTGAGCAATTAAAAGGTGATAAAGGAGACCCTGGCCCAAGAGGAGCTGATGGTCAGCGTGGGGAAACGGGTCCACCTGGCCCACCAGGAAAAGATGCGGTTTTGCCCGACGATGTTGTTCGTAAGCCAGATTTAACAGCTTATGCAACAAAAGACGAGCTTAAAAAGATATCGGTTGGTCAAGCTATACCTGTTTTTACCACTAGCTACCAGTACGACAAGAGCTACCTCAAATCGTATAGCTCCGACAGCTATCGAGGCACATGGTCAGTCAATGAGGATGCTAGTAAATTAATGCCAGGTGACATTGTGGCGCTCGAAATAACCAATACGAGCGAGAGAGCCAAAAACTACATTATCGTGTCTGTTGTGTCATCGTCGAGGTCAAGCATCACGTCAATCAGTCGAGAGCTATCTAAGGATAAGCCAGAAGGCACAACGTTTTTGACTCAAAAAGACGCAGATAAAATCTATGCTACTAAACAACATAAGCACGAGATTGACGACATCAACGGCTTACAGAGTGCTTTAAGTCATAAAGCCAATGCTCAACATAGTCATAGCGAGTACTTAGAGCAATCAACAGCTGACAGTCTTTATCTTGCTAAGCACGAGTTGCAAGGATATTTGTCTGCTTATCTCAGACAAGGTGACATCCAATATCAACTTAATAACATTGGCAAAATCAAAGATGAGGTAACAGGTCAGTATCTATCTGTCCGTGTTGTTGATAAAGGCAATGTGCCTTATGACACTAGCGGCATGATTGTGTTTGAGAGGGCTTAAAGATGGCAATACAAGAGATTAAAGATACTTTTTTTTATAAAATCGATGGTCAAACCGTAGGTTACAGCTTGCTTCAAAAGTCTGGCTTATCTCTTGGGCAATTCTATATTACAATCTCTGATCGATATAATTTTAATGCAGGCAGAGATGTCGATATTTACAAAGTTATATCTAGCAGACAAGCTGATGTGTATAAAGCAAATAAGTATAATTATCAGTCGTTGTCAGAGACAGAGCTTAGCGGACATCAGCCACCAACATTTCCACCACCTCCTCCACTTCCGCCAACAATAGCACCAAAAAATGACATTTTATATCAATCAATCACGATTGACGGACGGGCAATTGGTCGTGTCATTTGTAATAACAAAGTGATTTGGCAAAAGCAAGGTCGTAGCACAAATGCTAACGGTGGGTGGCAGCAGTTATGGCAAGGTACTTTATCTTTAGACGATGTTAGATTGCCTGGCTATCAGATTTACTTTTTTAAATCTGACTACGATAGCTTTAGTAAACCCGCAACCGATTTAAACGGCTTTTATGAGTCAATTAATGGTAATACTTTAATTGCTCGATATGACCACAGTAATAACCAATTGCTCATCAGCGGCTTTGGTCAAAATCCAGTCACAATCTATGGTAGAAATTAGGAGGTAACAATTGAGTAGAGACCCAACACTTTTAATAGACGAGTCAAATTTAACAATCGGCTCAGATGGACGTGCTTATTATACATTTACGGCTAGTCAAGACAATCAAAAAGTCAGATTAGCCAGCGACTGTCTAGGCACAACTCGCTTTAATCAACTCATGATTGAGCGAGGAGACCAAGCTACTAGCTATGTTGCGCCAGCGGTTGTTGAGGGCAGCGGTGAGTCAACCGGACTTTTTAAAGGCTTGGAAGGAGCGCTCAGTCAGTTAAAAGAGCTTAATTTAGAGTTGACAGATACCGCTAATTCTCAGCTTTGGTCAAAAATCAAGCTTAACAATCGTGGGATGTTACAGACATACTTTGACACGACTATTAAAAACGAGATTTTAACAACAGCTCAAGGTATCAGAGAGACTATATCCGACACCGAGCGAGGACTTAAAAGCGAGTTTTTAAAAACGGTACAAGGTCAGCGTATACAGCTTGAGAGCTTGCTAGAGCAAAAGACCGCTCAACTTGGCTTGACGGTCGACGGTCTAAGACTTGATTTAAACAAAGCAGGCAAGCAGACAGCTAGTTTACAGGCTAGTGTGGAGGGATTGAGACAAGATTATCAAGACGCTGATAGACAGCTATCAGCTAGTTATCAGTCTGGTATTAACGGCTTAAAAGCTCAACTAGCCAATGATAAACTCGGTTTACAAGCTGAGATTAAGCTGGCAGCCCAAGGTTTATCGCAAAAGTATGATGATGAGCTGCGCAAGCTATCTGCTAAGATTACCACTACCTCATCAGGCACGACAGAGGCCTACGAGAGTAAGCTAGAGGGCTTGCGTGCTGAGTTTACTCGCTCAAATCAAGGCATGCGGACAGAGCTCGAGTCTCAAATCAGCGGACTAAGAGCTGTACAGCAGTCAACAGCTAGCCAAATCTCACAAGAGATTAGAGACAGGACAGGTGCTGTCAGTCGTGTGCAGCAAGACCTAGAGAGTTATCAGCGTCGTTTGCAGGATGCGGAAGATAATTACAGTAGCTTAACCCATACAGTTAGAGGTTTGCAGAGTGATGTGGGGTCCCCGACTGGTAAAATCCAATCACGCCTTACTCAACTAGCAGGACAAATTGAGCAGCGGGTTACTAGAGATGGTGTCATGAGTATTATTAGTGGCGCTGGAGACAGCATTAAATTAGCTATCCAAAAGGCTGGCGGCATTAATGCCAAAATGTCTGGTAATGAGATTATCTCAGCAATTAACCTCAACTCCTACGGAGTAACAATCGCAGGTAAACACATCGCTCTCGATGGCAATACGACTGTCAACGGCACCTTTACCACAAAGATAGCAGAGGCTATCAAGATTAGGGCTGATCAGATTATTGCAGGCACGATTGACGCTGCTAGGATTAGAGTAATTAACCTTAACGCAAGTAGTATCGTTGGTTTAGACGCTAACTTTATCAAAGCTAAAATTGGCTATGCTATCACTGATTTGCTCGAGGGCAAAGTCATCAAAGCTCGTAATGGCGCTATGCTTATTGATCTTAGCTCGGCTAAGATGGATTTTAATAGTAATGCGACCATCAACTTTAACAGTCGTGATAACGCTCTGGTCCGCAGGGACGACACACACACTGCTTTTGTACATTTTAGTAATGCCACACCAAAAGGTTATACAGGTTCGGCACTCTATGCAGCCATAGGTATCACCTCATCTGGTGATGGGGTCAACAGTGCGTCATCTGGACGTTTTGCGGGTATGCGTTGCTTTAGGCACGCTACAGGCTACAACCACACTGCGGCAGTCGACCA